TCCTGTAACATCGGAACAACACTACTATACCAACCAGCACATAAAAATACTGTTCCTAAATCAGGACAAACTTTTTTTACTTCTTCCACTAACCACTTTTTACTTTTTAACTGACCTCTGCTCATTACGTCTTTATCATATTTTATATTTTGCTTATCAAGTATTTCTAATGGTTTAACATATAAACTACCTGTATGTTTTTCCAACACACGCCATAAAGCATGCCTGTTATTATCCATAGTAAGATTAACTTCGTCAGTGACACTAGGCTCTAATCTTTTTATACTCCAAATATTTTTAAATAGTCCTGCTTTCTTAATATCTTCTACTAAAGTGTCTTTGTCTTCTATTAATCTAAACAGACTCATTTCATTAGATTCAACTAATGCTTTCCTTAAATCTTCTGTAGTATCACTATTATCTATAAGCCTAAATAGACTATGAACATTTTTTTCTGTAACTGCTTTACGTAAATCTTCGTATTCATCACCTAATACTCTAAATAACGCATGGAAGTTTTTTTCTAATGTTGCTTTACGTAAATCTTCATATTCATTACCTAACACCCTAAACAATCCGTGTAAATTTTTATCTAACATTGCTGAACGCATGTTATCATGATTTGGTCCTAGTACTCTAAACAGACTGTAGATATTTTTATCAAATATTGCTTTGCGTAAATCTTCATAGTCAGGACCTAACATATCAAATAGATGTGCTATATTTTCTTGTACTACAACTTGTCTTAGATCTTCATGTTTGTCTCCAAGCAATCTAAACAGGCTATGTAAATTTTCTTCAACTACTGTTTTACGTAAATCTTCATGTTCATCACCAACCAGTCTAAATAAACTATGGACATTATCTTCAGTAACAACTTTGCGTAGTTCGTCATGATCTTCACCAAGTAGTCTAAACAAACTATGAACATTTTTTTCAATATACATTTTCCGTATATCTTCAATATCTTCAATACCTTTATCTTCTAGGTATCTAAATAAACTATGATAGTTTCTTTCTTCTACAAATTTACGTAAATCTTCATTACCAATTATACGTAATATATCTAACATGTGACCGTCATTATAAAATCGTCTAAGATTAGTAACTTTGTCTCCATAAAGTATTTCAAATCTATCTAGTAAATCTACAATAAAATTATCACGAGGAGGAAGTGGTTCATCCTCTTTGAAAGGTACTGTTTGTTTCCATTCGGTATCTGCTTGTATTTCTACTGGTTCTATATCAACTGGTTCAGAAACAGGCGTGTTTGTTTTATCGCCATACATATGTTGCCATTCTTCTGTTGTATCTGTAGTTTCAGTAAACTGTTCATATAACCAATTAAAATCATTTATCAGCCGAAGATCAGACCCCCTAGAAAGGCCAAACTCCATACCAGCGGTAGCGCCTGCCAAAGCATATTCCCCAAATGGTCTATCGTGTCCCACGGTTGTCCAAGTTTTGAGTCTTTCATTTGTTTCGTCCTCCTTTTGTCTGTCAATAACTTTACTTGCTAATTTAGCACATTCTCTAAATGCACTACGCCAAGTACTAAATTCACTTGTATTAAATCCTGTGATGCAAGATATTTTTTCCATCTTTTTGAATCTGTCACTGATACTTGTAGTCATATCAGGACGGCTTGTATCCATATCACGTGTCATTTGTGTAGGAAATAATTTTACTCCGCCATATCCATACACTAAATCATTTATAGGATTTTTACTACGCCATACATGTACTGCTCTGTTATCTTCAGCGACATAATCAAAATTAAAATTGTCATCTATTATAGCATCTCCATCTACAATCCAAAACATTTCAGTTGAACATAAATTTGCCGCCGCAATATGTGCTTGATGTATTCCTTTTACTCCATGTATACGTTGGGCTCTTGGAAAACGTGTTTTTAATTTGTTAAAATTTTCATCGGCATTTGCTTCGTCATATGATATCATTACTATATCATATTCTGTTTTTTTAGTAGGAATAAAGTTAGAAGAAAAGGTGTTAAATTGCGTTGTATTTGTACGTATATAAGGATGTTCAGGTCTTGGTGGGTTGCGATATGTTTTCTTAAAGAAAACGCTTTGTTGAGCGTCTAAGGGCGTTACAGCAATAGGTAATTCTATTTCTGCAAGAATACGTTCACCATAATCTTTACATGCGTCTAACAAGTCATCTTCTGTTTGTATTTTTTCTTTCCATAAATTATTAAGATATTCAAAATCACGTACATTTACATAATCCCAATCTGTACACATTGTTTTATGTAAGCCTTCTCTGGCTCCGTATATTGCCCATAGTCCGTTAGGTACGTCTGCTCCTGCCATACACCAAACATATAGTCTTTCTAAATTCTTCCAATGATTTCCTATAAGTTCTTTTTTCGCAGGTTTTATACCTTCAACTAAACACATTTTAACACCTTCACGGAAGCCGGCACGCCATGCTTGATGTGGAGTAGCATTATTGTGAACTGTACTCATCAAACTGTTAATTTGGATATATTCTAAGTCCCAACAAAAATCAATACCTGCCGCAATGTTATCAGGATCTGCATTTTCATGTGTTTTCATTTTTAGGACTGTTTCTCTATCCCAACATTTTATTCCGCCATTGCCATACCGTAATCCATTAATTATATTATCAGCAGTCCAACTTACAACATGCCTAGAAAGGTCTACTCCTTCTTGAAAGTTAATTGTTTGATTTAAGAATTGTTCATCTATTTGGTTGTCACCGTCAATAGTAATAAATCTTTTAGTATCAGATATTTCTGCACATGCCTTGTGTGCGGCATCAGATCCTTCTACACCATGAATACGTTTTGCCCACGGAACTTTTGTTAATAAGTTAGTGTAATTTTCTTCTGCATTTGGCTCATCATACGACAAATATATTATGTCATAATCTAAAACTTTAAATTGCTTCATCTACATATCCGTAACTATTAAATATCTTTGGTGTGTATATACTTACATCACCTTCTTCTTCATCATACTCGAACTGAACTATGTGTCCGTTTGCTATTTGCTCTACCGTAGCATCAAATGTTCTAATAAGCAAGTGAGGATCATTTTCTTTTGTTACGCTAAACTTGCATAGTTGATTAGGATTTAACAAAAGTTTTTCTTTCACATTGACGTATAATTTCCAATTACGCCATTCAGTGTTTCTTGTAATCATACAATCTGCGTTATCCTTTTTAGGAATATGATAAATTATGTCTTTTATATCATAATTAAATTTTGGCTGTTCATATTCTAATAATGTATATTTCTTTTTTGCCAAATCAAATTTAACAACATAATTTTCTTTTTTATCAGGATTTTCAATAAAATCAACATACAAATCTTCGTTAACTTCCAAAGCATATTGATGATCCGGAGCGTAGTTTTGTAAACCTATAATTTTACTAGAATCTTTATCAAATATTAACCAGTACACTTTTCATACCTTGCTAGTATTTTGTCACAGAAGTCTTTTTCAGTGTAATGAAATACTCCGTGTTGTTGGTGATTACCAATTTTTAAACCATCATTAAAATACCAATCAACTTTCTGTTGCCAATGTTCACTTGTGTCTACCCAATTTTGTGCGTGTAATTTCATGTGTACAAAATCAATCAAGTCAACATCTTGAAAATTATCATATTCCATAAGTTCTAATACAATAGCGGCACAAACATCAATACTACAATGTTTTGGTTTATGGTTTTTACAAAATATTTCATAAAAATCTTGCCAATTTTCTATGACAGTTTCCAATAATGCAAAAAAATTTGCTACACGTTTTGTTTTTTTAAAGTAATACAATCCTGTATATATGTTAATTAGATAATTTTGTGAAAAGGCTTTTCTATAATAGGTATCATTAATAGGTTCTTGTCTATATGTAATTGGATTTTGTGTAAAGTAAAGTTCTTGATCCTTAAATTTAGACCAATTTATTTTTTCTAAAAATAAAACATCACTGTCAACAACTATTGTTTCGTCATATGGAGAAAGATTATAGGCTTTCCATCTATTTTCTATTTTCCATTCGCTGTTTTTTGCTTGGTCATGCTTTAACAAAATAACCTTATCAAATACAAATGCAATTTTTTCCTCAACTTCTTTGTCAGTCACTAGTGTAAAATGCATATTTCCGTTTTTCATACCACTCATTGCACACAAGTATGCTTGTTTTACATAATCATCTGTTTGGTTATTTTGTGCAAATATTAATACACCTTGTTTCATAGTAATTCCTCTAAACTATATTTGTTCATAGCATGTACAGTAAGTCCTTTTGTAGCAATTGGATTATTATCAATTAAAAAAGTTAGTTTATCTTGTTTTATTTCGTGTGTAATGTCTTTGTCTATAGTGTAAAAAAGTTTTCCTGGCATAGGATTGACAAAGTTGCCTTTAGAATGATTATTCATAATGTGGGCACCTATACTAAAAGCAAAGTCATTGCGGTATGTTCGCTGTACTATTTGATATAACATTCTATAATGACGCCATTGCTCTTCAATATGCTGTAGCAAATCAAAAAATATTTTGTTTTGTTTACATTTTACAAAATATACACAAGTTGCCCAATAAAAATCTACACTTGAATCGCTTATTTTATTAAATTCTCTATAATCTAAATTTTGTCCTATATGATATGCATCTTTATACATCAATAAAGGATTATCTTGTTCAAAACAGTTTTTATAAACATCATCACATATGATTATATCACTATCAATCATTAGTGTTTGCTTATACGGTGATAAATCGTAACTTAAAACTCTTGCATTATTTTTAAAGGTTAAATGTTTTCCGTGATTTCCGTTATTATACAACTTTCTAGTGTATCTTTGCGGAGTGTCAAATTCAATTACATGGTCGAAAACATTTTTTGGCACTTTACAATCAGTTATAACACTTGTAGGAAGATCAAGATACTTTTTTACACGTTCTGCAACCATACATGCTTGCTTGACGTAATCTATTTCTTCATTATTGAATGCGTGTACAAGTATGCCCTTAGACATTTAATATTCCTTGCACAGTTCTTTCGCTATCAATTATTTTTTGATACTCTGTATAGTAATTTTCATTTGCAGTTGTGTATGCTGTGACTAATTCGTTGTAAAACGCTTCTTTGTTTGTAATTTTTATAGGAGTATTATTATTGTCTACAAAAATATCACATTTTATTGCTAGAACACTTGCAATAAATTCTCTAGTTGCAGTAAATTGTCCGCCTTGATAATATACTGTAGATTCTTTTGTGTATTTTTCTTGTAGTATACGTTTTTGATTTTTGAATGTTGAGACATAGTCTGCATGTTCTAATGCTTTTTTGAGACGTTGATCCATAATTTCTCCATATAGTAGTATTATATGACAAATCTGTCAGAAAGTCAAGTATTAACTACCACTAAAATTGGAGTGTCTATTAATTGCAGGTA